GAGCCGCTTCCCCGCGTCGTCTGTCAGCCAGAACTCGAAGGCCGCCATTACAGCTCCTCTATCGGAGCCGTTGCATCCGCTCCCCAGTGCAGCGGCTGGTAGCTGATCTGCATATAGGCGTCCACATCGTTCGTCATGAACGTGATGATCTTGTTCTCCCCCGGGATAAGCGTAAATGCCTTGAAGTCCGACCCGGAAAGGATCCTGTGACTTAGGTCACCGCGCACTGTGCTCCTGATCTGCGCGCGTCCGAAGTCTATGAACACTTCCTCGTCGTCCAGGATATCCAGTTCCAGGAACATTCTTTTCTTCGTCGTCCAGTTCTCGATCCTACGCAGAGTCCCCTGTCCCAACACATAGATGACAGGCGAGACCTCCGCCGTTCCAGCGTTATCCACCAGCGTCACCCCTGAGAATATAGCATTCGAGTCCCCGGTTGTTGTGTTTCCTTCCCCGGAAAGGTAGACATTTCCATTATCCGGGTTGAATAGCCCGTCCAGCCATACCCCGTTCGGAATAATATCCAGGCTCACCCAGGTCGAGCCATTCCACAGCGCACCGTTCTTTGTATCCAAACCACCCGCTTCCGTGAAATTTCCCAGTGCCATCAGGTCCCCGTTGGGTGCCAGGTCGATGGAATAGACCTCCCCGGTCGTTTCCATCCCGCTCCCCAGCGGCTGCCAGATTGACCCGTTCCAGACCGCGACATGCGGCACGGATTGCAGTCCTGATAGTGTAAAGATTCCACCCGCATACAGCAGGCCGGAGTCGGAGAGTTTGATATCCCATACTTCCGCGTCGAACCCGTCTCCGATTGCTTCGAAGCTATTCGTCGCCACATCATATATGGCAATCCGCAGGAGGTTGTCTGCCGACGCCCCGAACTCATCCGTGAAGAAACCGCCCACATATACTGATAAGCCATCCGGTGAGATGGATAATGCCGAGACGCTGCTATTGAGCCCACCTGATATCCCCATGGAGTGCCATGACCCGCCATCCCAGCGCGCCAGGCAGCTCGCCGGGATGCCGCCCGCGGTCGTGAACCCCCCTCCCACATATATATCCCCATTCGGCGCCACCTCCACCGCAAGGACAGTTCCGTTCAATCCACTCCCCAGCGCACTCCAGGTCGTCCCATTCCATTTAGCGATGTTATTAGCCGCTACTCCACCGACAGATGTAAAAATTCCTCCGATATAAATATCCCCGTTCGGTGCCAATGCCACCGCCCTCACCGAATTGCCGACCCCCAGCGCGCCGGTTGAAACCCGCTGCCACTGGTCTCCATCGAAGTAGGCAATACAATTCGCGAATATAAGCGGGTCGATCGCCAGAGCGTTATTATTGGCATGAGTGAAACCACCGCCTGCGAACACCTCCCCGCGCCGCCCCAGTTCGACGCTATATACAAGATTATCGAATCCATAATTCATCATCTTCCATTCCCCGTCCACGCGCTGGATGACCCGGTTCATGTTCGACTCCCAGTTCTGGAAGTCCAGGCTCGCCACCTCCTGGCTGTCCTCCGCCAGGAAAGGTGACACCGCCAGCAGTCTCAGCGGGAACGAGTTGATCCACTGGTTGCGTATGTCCCACTCCCCATCCAGCCCGCCGTCATAGCGCGCGCTGAAGTACAAAGGCTTGTCCCCGTCCTGGTACTCCATCAGGAACTCCTCTCCTCCCGCCGTCCGGTCCGGCTTGATAATGTCGATCAGCATCTGCCTTAGCTGGTGCAGGTTCTGCAGCGATACCGGCTTCTCACCCAGCAGGTCCACATGCTTCGCAAAGAACGTGAGAGTGATCGTGCGCGCGAATATCTTCTGGTTCTGGAAATACGATCCGGGGCTGTCCGCATAGGACTGCACGTTATTCGTCATCGGCGCCACGCCCAGTCCGCCCACCACGGTCATGTACAAATCCTGTGCTTCCCGTTCTGGTCCGCCGATGGTCACCCATCGTCCCCCGGCGCGCGTATATGGGTCTCTGATCGAGATACTGTTATGCGAAACCCCATGCCATCTGCAGCCTGCCTGCTCGCCGTCACAGTAGGTCGTGGGGTAAGGCTTGACCTCCATCTGGACTCCGTCCACATAGAACGTACGCGCCTGCGCAGCGGCCCCGTTCGTCTCCACATACACCCGTATATCGTTCGAGCCGTTATGCCTTCCGGTTGCGTATATCCGTGTCCAGCGGTCGGCCAGCAAATCCACATCCTTCGAGAATGCCTGAGACCCCCCCAGGCTCGAGATGACCCTGATCCTCACCCGTCCGGTCCCGCGCACATACGCGCTGACCGTGATCGGGTCATTCACATTCGTCAGGTTGCTCACCCGGTAATAGGCGCCCTCGTTCAGCGCGCTCCCATTCGTCACCACCTGCAAGGCCGAAATTCCAAACCTCGCGCGTGTCAGTGTGCGTGTAAGCGTTGACCCCGCAGCCGTCCATCCCGTGGCGTCAAATCTCATTGACGGGTTCTTCACATAGTTTGTCGTGCCATCCGGCACCAGAATTCTAAGTGTTGCCATTATGCACTACCCAATGATTGCATCATGTTGTAATCCTGTACCACCTGCTCGGTACGCGCTTGTGAGTGCACTGTCAGGTTCCAGTTATTCGTCGTCTGGTAGGACGTGTTCACAGAGGGGGAGGCCGCCACCGCATACTGCTGCATGATGTTCGGCATCGCAAGGGCAGGAGCAGTAACGCTCGCTACGGCATCACGCATGGCGCGTTCTGCCAGGTGCGCATTCTTGATAATTCCTTCCGCCATGCCCACGATGGACATTCTTCCAACCAACTCGAATTCCGTGGACGGGGACTTGATTCCCAGTGCTTTCTTGGCTGCATCCAGGGCTTTCTTTACCAGGTCACTCAACAAACTTATCAGCGCGCCGCCCGCTTGCTTGACTCCGCTTATAACCCCGTTCACAATTGCCTCCCCCACACTGGGCCAGTCGTGAGACAGGAAGGCATCCCTCACCCTATCAGCAGTCTCCTTGGCAGTCTTCTTCAACTCCTCCCATAATACCTTGATGCGCGCTACCACAATTTCCATTCCTGCCTTGAACAGTTCCCCGCCGTTGCGCATGATCAGCCAGGCGCCGAAGACCACCGCCGCAATTCCAACCAAAAGCAAAAGGACACCTATCCCGATCAATAATCCTATCGCGAACCCGCTCAGGAGGGCTATCACCCCGGCAATCCCAATTCCAAACAGGGCAAAGACGGCTGTTACGGCGGTTACTACTCCGATTAATCCAAGTATTCCACCGATTACGGTTATGATGATTCCAAATATGATATTCAGGACGGTGGCCCCCACCTGCCAGATCAGGAATAAAGTCAGTAGCTTTTGTGCCCAGTCTGCGATGGCTTCCTTGTTCTCGATTACGAATTGCATGAAACCCTTGAGCACCTCAAGAATTCCTTCCAGGGTAACAAACCCGCTCACATCGAAACCAAATACCTCCGCGACGATCTCCCCCAGTGTTCGGAAGAATTCCATGATCAGCGGTCCGTTCTCCTGAACCCAGGCCACGATGGTCTTAAAGCCATCCACGACCTTCAGGATGAAGGGTACCACCCTGTTTCGGATTGTCTCCCCAATCCCCTCGAAAAAAGCAATAATGTCACTTTTATTATCTATAATCCAAGTCGTCATCTTATCGAACGCGCCAGCGATGTTCTCAGCGAGGTTATCGGTATCGATTCCAAAATCCAGCAAGTCCCCCGCCAGTCCTGCTAATGCCTGTCCGAATCTATCTGCATGTTCGCTAATGAAGGCAAAATCCTCCGGGCTGATGGATGACAATAAATCTGCAAGTGCTCCCCCCAGTGTATCCAGGATTGGTTTCACTACATTCAACCCCAAGATAGACTTTACGAAGTCTATCACGTTAGCGGTCGCACCCTGCCAGGAGCGCGCCATGTCCTGGGCCGCACCCTGGAACCGTTCGGCTACGATTTCCTGGAATGCGCTGATGAATTCCTGAACCGCCTCACCTGTCAATTTTCCCCCCTTGCGCATATCCTCAAATTCCTTGGTTGTCAGCCCCATGTTCTCGCGCATCCTCGTCAGGATGTCGTTCACCGGCACAAACGCGCCGCGCGCCAGGTCTCGAAGTTCCTGTCCGTTCAGTTTGCCCTGCTGGACAAGTTGCCCGAAGTTGATGATGATCCGTTCAATCTCCTGGTTGCCCAGCCCCATCCCGGATGCAAAGTTGATAATGCTTTCAGTAAGACTCTTGGCTTCATCAGCCGCAAATCCGTATGATCTGGCCAGGGTGAAGACGTTTGCAATATCGGAGGCGTCATAGGGAGTGGTAAATGCCAACTGCTGAAGCCATTTCAGTTGCTCCCGTGTGGCCTGCGTCGCCAACTCCATGGCCTGCGAATAGTCTTTGATGTTTTCATTCTCGATGAGCCAGTTGGCGTTCAGCCGTTTCAATCGCAGTTCCAAAAGCTGGAATTCCGACCCAGCCTCAAAAACAGCCCCGATCAACTCCTTGATTTTCGTAATTACAGCGTTGATAGCGTCCCTCAGCAATACACCCAGGGCTACCTCTGCCACGTTCAACACCTCGCGCCCGAAGGAACTCAGCGCGCCCCCTATGCCCTCGAAAGTTCTCTGAAGGAGAGTCCCCCCGCTGCCTAATTTTTTCAGGGAACCATTAGCAGACTCCATGTCCCGCCCAAAGGCCATCAATCCTTCGACGATGAGCTCGATACCGGCCTTCTGCATTATTTGCCGCTCCTCTTGGCGTTCCTCTTGGCAGACTTGA